TCACAGCGCGAACACCCGCAGGCCGACCGTCGCGCCCTGCATGAAGCCGTCGCGATACACGACCGGCGCGACGACCACGCACGCCGCCGAGTTGCGCTCCATGAACCCGAACGCGTTGTATTGCATGCACGCCTGCACGTCGACGGCGAGCTCGAGCTGCAGCTTGGTGCCCGACGGCGTCGTGGTCGCCGCCGTGGTCGCGGAGGTGTCGTAGAACGTGCCGTCGAACAGGTCGAGGGTCGGGTCGAGCTGCGCGGACACCAGCCACGTGCGCTGGCGGTAGCCGATGCCGGGCGCCGGCACGCTGAACTGGATGTCGAGCATCGAGCCGTCCGTGTAGCGCGTGCCGCCGGCCATGAAGTCGTCGCCGGCGGTGCCGCCGACCGCGCCGTCGACGGTGAACCGCAGCATCGCGAAGTCGAACCAGCCGTACGACGAGCCGCCGAGCCCGACGTACTCGAACATGTCGAAGCCCGTGAACGTGCCGGCGCGGCGCGGCGTCGACGCGCCGTGGCCGAGGTCGACCGACGGCACGTGCGGCACCGTGAGCACGTTCCAGCCGACGCCGAGCCCGAAGCCCGACAGCGCCGGCACCGCGCCCTGCGTCGGCAGCGGCGTGCCGAGGTCCGGCAGGTCGCTGGTCAGACCGTCCGCGGCGGCGATCACCGGCGCGGCGACCATCGCTGCGAGCACCACCGCGCCGCCGAGGAGACATCGCATGTCTCCACATACCGTCGACCCGTGGACCTCATTCATTAAACGTTCGTGCTCCGCGCGTCGCGCGACGCTCGCCAGGGCAGGACCTGGCATCCGACGGTCGCTAGGCCTGCGCGGTCGGCGCGCTCGCGCTCGCGATGACCGACGGCGGGATCACCGACGCGGCCTTCGCCTGCTTGATCAGCGCGGCGCGCAGCTGCGCCTGCAGCGCCGGGTGCTCGTCGAGGTGGGCGAGCACCTTGTCGCGGCCCTGGCCGATCTTGATGCCCTCGTACGAGTACCAGGTGCCGGACTTCTCCATCAGGCCGAGCTTCTCGGCGGTGTCGACGAGCTCGCCGAGCTTGTTGACGCCCATCCCGTAGAGGATCTCGAAGTCGGCCTCGCGGAACGGCGGCGCGAGCTTGTTCTTCACGACCTTCACCTTCACCTCGCTGCCGATCGTCTCCTCGCCGCGCTTGATCGCCTTCTTGCGGCGGATGTCGAGACGCACCGAGCAGTAGAACTTCAGCGCGTTGCCGCCGGTCGTGGTCTCGGGGTTTCCGTAGACGACGCCGATCTTCTGGCGAAGCTGGTTACAGAACCCAACGCCAGAGCGAGCTCAAGATCCGCGTGGTTGCCTAGCGATGCTCAGACCGTGAACGCACCCATTAGGAGGACTTTCCAAGCGCCCCCGTTGTATTCGAATCCGAACACCACGACGACACCGGGCGTTGTTTCGTTGGTTGCGTTGGTCGCAAACGCCCGGATGTTGCCCTGTGGCCCAACGTGAACCAAGGGGTAGAAATCGCGATCGCAGTCTGTTTCCCGAGTGAGAGCCCACTCGATCGCGTCGAGAGCATCCCCAAGGATCGGATGCTCCGCTGTCAGCGCCGCCTTGCTGGCCTCATAGGCGGGACTGTTGATGAGGCCGGGCATGGATCACTGAAAGAACTTGATCGCGATGTCCTTGGCTTTGGCGAGGTCGGTGGCTGAGAGCTGGCTCGGACCGTCGAGGGGGAGGAGCTCCGTGTAGTACGGGATGGGCTCCTCCATCGCCGCCAGCTTCCAACCCGGATGGCAATGAGAGAGGTCGCTGACGTCGCGACCAGTATCGGCACGCAAACGCTCGATGACCTCGTCTACGATGGAGATCTGGCTCGACGAAAAGTGTTCGTCGATCTCGGGTGTGCGAATCGCGAGGAGGCGGTTCTCGTTGTACGGCTGTCCGCCGCGACCAGGAACTGGGTTCTGCCACTCGTGCGCGTCGCCCTTTTGAACGAGATCGCGACGTACCTTCCGCATGATTGCGGGCGCGGGTCCGTGTACGTACTTGCGATACTCGACTCCGGTGATCGCCTTGCCGAGCCGGCGATACGCCAGGAAGTCCGAGTAGAACAAGATCTTGTTCAACTTGAGGACGCCGAAGTGTTCATCGCGCCAACACTTCGACGCGACGTACAACGCGAGTTCGCGGAGTCGTTTTTCGTCTTCAGCGATTGTGCTGGTCATCGTCATCGTCATCGTCTTCGTCCTCCTGCACGATGTGTGACGAGGGACGAAGCTCCAAAAAACTGGCCGACTTGTGCTACCGCAAATATACGGCCGAGTGGCTCGGCCGGTACCCAAAAACTTGTCCAATGTCAGAGGTGTGAGGTAGAGGGCGCCCGGTATTGTATTACGGGTGACAATAGACACGGGTTTAGCGGCACTTAACGACCGTCGAGAGCGGTCGACCGCTGCGGCACGCGGCGACGCCGCACAAAACGCCAAGCGGCACGCGTCGTCGCAGAGCGCATCCGGCGAGCAGCTACACCCGACGCGTACCCGCGAACATCGCACGCGGATCTGACAGCCGAACTACTTCCGCGGCTTGCGCGTCTTCGGGCCGCTGAACGCAAAGGTCATCCCCCAAACGATCAGCGAGATCACCATTAGAGCGATGCCGGCCGTGACGATCATCAGCCCCACGATACCAGGCTCGACGTCGCGATCGATCTAGATCATCACGGCCCGGATTTCGCTCTCCCACTGGGTGCCCATCGTGTCGCCGCGGTGCACGACCTTCTCGATCCTGAACAAGCCGTTGATCGAGGCGCTCGCCATCAACAGCTGGCGACCCGGTACGGCTTGCGGCTTGGCGACGGTCTTGACCTTGAGCACGGCCGGCTTCCCGGGCTGCTTGGGTAGCTCGTAGTTCGGCACGCCGATCATCCCGGTGCTCTGGCTGACGAGCAGCGCCGTATCCGACGTGACTTCGCCGGGCCCGAGCACCTGCAGCTGCTCGCCCTGGATGCTCCACGAGTAGCCGAGTGAGTCGAGCACTCGGGTCATCTCGTCCGCGGTCTGGCCGTGCAGCGTGATCCCGGAGCCGCCGGCGAGCTTGCCGAAGAACGCTTTCGCCGTGGCGATGTTCGTCGGCACTGAGAGCCCGATCGAGCCCGCGAGCTGGGTGATCACGTCCTTCGCGCTGGCGCCGTTGAGCGTCGTGCTGATCCACGCGTTCGCGAGCCCGCGCTCGCCGTCGCCGCACTGGATGTGCGTGAGCCAGTTCGTTCGATCGTGCTCGCTGTCGACGAGCGTCGCGTCGCCGCGAAAAATTTCCTCGAGCTGCCCGTCGTATCCGACCTCGAGAGCGACCCTCAGCGGGCGCTTGTTCTGAAGATCCTGCCTGGTCTGCTGGCTGAGGTTCGTGATCACGAGCTTCGCGCGGTTCGGCGCCTTGCTCAGATCGCGGGTGATCTCGAACTGGACCCGCATGTCCGTGATCACCAGCGTGTCCTGCACGGTCTGGAAGGCTTCGAACCATGCGCCGGGCGCCGGGTTCCCGAGCTGCGCCGTGAGCCGCGCGCCGCGCTTGTACAGGCGCCCGCTCAACGCCGGACCTTTCCACCGGCGCCGGGCGTGGACGCGGCGAGCGTCGCGGTGTGTGCGTCGAACTCGTGCCTTAGCGCGCGCGCGACCTCCGTTGGGGTCATTGCTGCCCCGGCCGGGAGCGTCACCGTGAAGTGGTTCGTGTTGTTCTGCTGAATCCCGTGCGGGCCGCGCATCTGCTCGACACCGGCGAGCCCTTCGCTGAACGCGCCCTGTCCGTCCTGAATCTCGTGAAACAGCGGCGCGCCGGTCTCGCCCTTCGCGTCCGGGTGCGCGAACGCCCACGCGAGCCGATCGCGCTGGCTCATCTTCTGGAGTTTCTCGGTCGGCACTGCCTCGCCGCCGTCGGACGAGTCGTCGCCGCTCGCGAGGTCATAAAGCACCTTATACGGACCGAGGATCGAGCCGCCGACACCACCCGGGTTCAAGTTTCGCAGGTGATCGCCGAGCCCCTTGATGCCGCTGATCTTGTCGACGAGGGTCGCGATCCCGTCGGAGAGCTGCTGCACGTACTCGACGGCCTGCTTGATCCACCCGACGAGATCCTTGACGGTCTCGATCGTAGCGTAGAGAACCGGGTGCGTGACCTTCGCCCAGTCCTCGAATGACTTCCCCAGGTCGAACAGGACGGAGTGCCCGCCCTCTAGTCCGGTCCACAGGTCATCGACGATCAGCCCGACCGCGACGGCGGCGACGCCGAGCAGGATGAACGGCGCTGCGGCGGCGATCCAGTCGAGCATGATCCCCGCCGCGGCCGCGATCGACGACGCGCGCACGGCCGCGAACGCGACCACAAGGCTCGCGCCCGCCGCCGCCGCGATCACCCAGTGGTCGGTCAGGTACTCGATCGCGGGTACGACGTACGTCGAGATCGCGGCGGCGAGCTCGGCGACGCCGTTGAGCACGGCCTCGAGGATGGGCGCGAGCGCGGCGATGCCCTTGTAGGCAAGCCCCTTCGCGGCCGCTTCGACGTCGACGAGCGATCCCTTGAGCCCGCGCAGCGCCGCGATCTGGGGTCCCGAGAGCTCGCCGCCGAGCTCGCGGAAGTGATCGCGCATGAGCTGGATGGCGTTGCCGCCGCGGGCTAGGTCGGCCGCGATCTCGCGACCCGTGCGCGCGCCGAACAGCTGTGCGGCGAGCGCGGCGCGGTCGGCGGTGTTGCCCATCGCCATGAAGCGATCGCTGATCTTCAGGAGCGCGTGATCGAGACCATCCGGGCTTGCGAGCGCCGACTTCGCGTCCTCGACAGAGAGCCCAACTTCGCCCATCGCGGAGCGGAAAGACTTAGAGCCGCGTCCGGCGACGAACTCGCGCAGGAACCGATCCATTTGCGCGACGCCGCGCGCGAACGAAGCGGACGAGCCGCCGGCTTGCTCAGCGACGTAGCCCCACTCCTGGATCGTCGACGTGGAAAGCCCGGTCGATGCCGAGAGCTGCGCGATGTGCGCGCCGGCCGCGGCCGCGCCTGCGATAATGCTCTCGCCGAAGCGGATCGCGGACAGGGCCATCGCGCTCGCGCGCACGTGCTCGAGCGCCTTGGTGGCGGCGCCCAGGCCCTTAACGTCGAAGGTCAGGAGTAGTGCTAGCTCACCGACCGTCACGTTGCGTTCCCCCGCGTGGCCACAGCTGCGCAGCAACGCACAGCCGGAGCACGTCCTCGATGTCGAGCGTGGTGGTGATCTCAGTCATCGTCGCTAGCCCCAGCGCTACCGCGGCCCAGCAAGGCCACGACTCGCGGAGCTCGGCCGGCACTACGCCGTGGGCGCCGAATCCGCGGAGGCGACCGGCGATGCCCCCTGCGTGAAACCCTCGAAGTTGATCCCGGCGACCCAGCCGACGAGATCCATGAGCGACTTCGAGTCGTCGCCGAACACCAGATCGACGCTCTCGGCTCGGGTCATGTCGATCCGCGTCGGCGTTCCGTTCCTCTCGACGATCGCGAACGTGTTCGCGAGCAGCTCGAGGACGAGCGCCGGATCACTGATGATCGACGCCGCGCCCGCCGACGGGTTCGCGTTGCTGGGCATCCCGCGCAGGACCTTCCCCATCAAGGTCATCCCGCGCAGCGCCGCGAACTTGGTGGTGGTGAAGGTCGCCGGACCGAACTGCTTGGTGTCGCTCTTGAGCATCTACATCCTCTCTTTCTCAAAGTGCCTTGGTGGTGGTGGTTCCCGCATCCCACGAGGAACCGAGCTGGGTCTGCAGCGCAGCGAGCGCGCTCGCCGACGGGTCCGCGCCGAGCGCCGTGATCGCGGCCGCGAGCGCGCTCATGAACACGTTGAGCGCGCTCTGGACCACGACGCGGTTGGAGTCCGCGCTCGCGGACGGGCCGCCGAGCCGGACCTCGCCGGCCGTGCCGCCTGCGCGCACGACCACGGCCTCGCTGGTGAAGTCCGCGATCGCGTCCGCGAGCCTGCGCGGGCTGCACGGGATCGCGATCGCGTCCGAGAGCTCGTGGTGCGAGTCGAGCTGCGGGTCGACCGGTTCATTGCTCGCGGCGTTGCCGCGCAGCCACGTCCCGATGGACGCGCTCGCGAACACCAGTAACACGGTGTCACCGGGCTCGAGCGGGAACTCGAGGGCGCGCGGATACGCGACCGGGACCCCGACGAGCGGCGGCAGTGACTCCACGACGCGGTTACCGAACTCGTCGGCGCGCGCGAACTGGATCAACGGCTGCACGTCACACGTCTGGGTCGCGGCGTAGAACGTCACCACACGCGCGGGCAGTGACACGTGGACATCGAGCGCGATGCGCCCATCGACGTACGCCATGATCGCTTGCGCGAGATCAGGTGCGACCAGCGGATCGATCACGGAGTCCCGTCCTCGTTCAGTAGGCCCAGGCTCGCGGCCGTGATCTGCTTCTTGGCGCCGAGCTGGTCGACACCCTCGCCGAGCAGCGAGCGCTGGCCCGACGTGAGATCTTGCAGGTTATCGGCCGCGTAGAAGCCCGGTGCTTCCTTCGCTGGGATGTGGCCGAGCTTTGTCGTGCCGCCCGCGACCTGGGGCGCAGCGACGCGCACGAGCTGGCGATCGTTCGTCACGATCACCACTTGCTTGAACACCGCCGTGAACCGGAGTGCGTTGCCGGTCTTCGCGTCGACGGGGACGTCGAGATGCTGCAGGAGCATGTCGTCGAACAGCTTCCGACTCGTGATGATCGTGACCGGCTCGCGCGAGTTCTGGATCTCCAGGAGCTTCGCGAGCGCCGCATCGCTCGGCAGTCCCACCGAGCCGGCCTGCGCCTCGTTCGCGCGCTGCTCGACGAGTGGTCCGAGCGGCGTGTCGCTGACGATGCCGGTGATCGTGACGATCGCCGGCTTGATCCGCATATTGTCGGTGATGTCCGCGCCTTGCTCGACGGGGTAATCCGTAACCTCGGCCTCGAATGCGTGGCCCTCGGACAGCGCCGCGTCGATGAGGTACCCGTCGATCGAGACGTAGTTGTCCGGCACCGGCGCGAGCGTCGACTCCTGCACCAGCAGGCGCGCGGCCGTCGCGAGCGTGATCTCACCATCGTTGAACTCGTCGGCGACGCTCATACGTTGAAGCTCGACCGGTACCCGACCGAGTACACGTTGACGTCATTCGCGCCGGCGACACCGTTCGTGTTCGTGACGTTCAGGTAATACGCGCAGCCGTCGAGGATCGTGACCGGCGTGATCGTTGTGTCCTCGCCCTTGGTGATGCTCGAGCCGCCGAAGTCCACGCTGGTCGCGACGACGTCGGATGCCCCGGTGCTGAGATCCAGCTGGCGCAGCTCGACCTTGAAGTGGCTCAGCACGCCCGAGCACACCATCCCGATCCCCGAGATGATCTCGCCGACTTTGGGCAGGATCCGGATCGGCAAGTTGCCGCCACCCGCGATCTGGCACTCGAGAGAGCCGGTGCCGCCGGGATCGAGCGTGCATGAGTTCGCCTTAAGCGGGCCGGTCGTGGCCTCGGTCGGAAGCGCCGCCTTCCATTCCCACGCGGGGAGTCGCGGCGTGCCCGTCCCCCAGAGGATGGCCCCGTACACGAGCCGCATCCAGCCGTTGAGCTCGCTCGAGCTCGGGGTCTCGTTCGAGGCCCAGCCGTCGGTTTCGTGACCGGCAATCGTCGCGATGACGTTCGTGCCGTTGGTATCCCAAAGAGGTACTGCTGGAACGCTCATGGCTTACACCGCCGGGATCGTTACGACACCGATCCGCGTGGGCAGCGACTCGCCACGTTCGAGACCGGCGCGTGTCCGCGGCTCGCGCATCCGCGCGCGCAGCTGCTCGAGGTCGTGGCGTGGACCGAGCGGCTCGACGACGAGTTCACCTGACGTGATCGCGGCGTCGAGCATCGTGTCGACCTGGCGCCACAGCCCGAGCTCGCCCGTGTCGAGCACGACCGGGCGCGCGGTCGTGATCTGGTACTCGCGCACGTACGAGGGCTTGTGCACGACATCCTTGGCCGGGCGACCGTCCGCGTCGGTCCGCTCGATGACCCGGGCCGCCCCCCACTCCACATACCGCCAGAGCTGCGCACGCATCGACGCGTCGAACGCCGTAGCGACGGCGAGCGGGATCACCGTCTGAGGACGCTGAAAGGCGCTCGACGCGCCCGATGGACGCACACGCACGTGCTGTACGAGCTGACCCGAGATCACGATCTCGACCGCGCTCTTGATCTCCGGATCGGTGCACGCGCCGAGTAGCTTCGCGCGGTCCTTTACGTCTGCGCCGACGAAGAAATCCATCGCACTGTGGAAGTTGAGGCAGACATCGCGGACGTGCATGGAGCGGCTCGGCGGATCGAGTGCAGCGACCGCGGCGGACCCGAGGGCGATCACCTTCGCGCGCTCGAGATGCGCGTCCCGCGCGGCGCGAGCGTTACGCCGGATCCGGATCTGTTCGATCGCGCCCAGATCCTGCTCGGCGAGCTCGAGCCGGCGCGTGAGATCGGCGACCTGCGCCGCGAGCGACACGACGTCCACACCATCGGTCACGTCGGTCACGTCGGTCACGACTGACCTGCCTTCCGAAGCGCGTGAGCACCCCGATGTGCGTCGGTCGCGCGGCGGCGAACGGTTTCGAGCTCTGCTAGGAGGATCGCGTGCGCGGCGTCACCGGCTCGCGCGAGTACGGTCGGGTTACCGTACTCCGCGCATGCGAGCATGCCTGCGACGTACCCGAGTTCCGTGCGCACGACATCGATCTCAGCGTCAGTCGCATTGTGGTACCAGAGGGCGCGTTCCGCCTCGTTGAGCGCGAGGAACGCAGCCGCGTGGTGACGGTTCAGCTCGGTGGCATCGTGCGGATTCAGTTGCTTGCTCATGGGGACTCCTTGGGGGTGATTGACCACGCGAGCAGGATGCTCGCTGCGATCCCGTGCTCGAGCTCGTGATGGCCGTCGAGCACGTAACGGAAATGCAGGCGACCCGCAGTCGAAGGCCGCATCAAGATCTCGATCGTGTGCCCCGCTCGTTCGACGCGCGCGACCGACTCGTAGGGGAGCGGCTTTACCGTCGCGGGCTCGCTCATCACCGGCCCCGCTGGCAGCGCTCGAACGCGGCCGCGTCCTCGGCCGAGATGCCGCGCCGAAGCGGCGCGGGCTCGCCCGCATCGACACGAGCAGCGACGAGTCGCTCGTCGCGCGAGATCGCGTCCTCCGCATCCGCTCGCGACAGGCCGCGCTGGCACATCAGGGCAGAGATGCGCTCGTTCCGCGCGTCGCCGCGCGCGAGCGGACTGCCCGGCGCCGGTCCCGGACCGGTGGAGAACGTCGGGCCGTGCGACGGGTCGCCGTTCATGAGCGTGGCGTTCGCGGGCGTTGGCTGCTGAGGCTTGCCGGGGCCCACGCGCGGCGGACGCTTGAGCGCGACTTGCAGGATCTTGATCGCGGCCTCGATCCGGTCGGCCCCGCCCGCCGAGCACAGCCCGACGATGTCGTCGAGCTCGCCGGACAACACCGATGGTCCATCCGGCTTGATCCCGTCGCCGCGCCTCGCCTCGCGAGCGATCGCACCGGCGTACAGACCCACGACGTACAGAGCCGACTTGCTCGCGAACTCCGCCTCGGTCGCGCCATCGATGCGAGCGACCTCGCTCACCATCATGCGGCGCAGTTCGGGATCGATCGAATCGACGCGGATCGCGTCGGCGGCGGGGAGCGCGTGAACGCGCTCGACCTCGCGGAGCATCTGCTCGCGCTGGGTCTGGGTCAGGATCTTCGTGGGCATCGTATTTTCCTTCGACGAGGTGTCGGTTCTTCCCGCGACGCGGCGACGCGCGCGGGAAATCAGCTTCTCAACGGCCGCGATGCGCTCGGGCTTGCGGTCGTAGTTCTCGACCTCGATCAACTCGCGAAGCTCGGCCGTTTCTTCGCTCGTCAGATGAAGTGGTTCGGCGAGCTCGGCGAGCTCGCCGGCGCGGTCGTGGCGCATCGTGGTCATCACAGCTCTCGCTTTCCGTTGCACGCGAGCAGCGCGAGCCGCTCGCGATCCGCACCGACGGTGGAGTGCGGGACCATCTTCGTCACACGCATCGAGTAGCCCCCGCGGCCGTGTTCGACGATCGCGATGTCGTCGAGCCGGATGCCGCGCTGGAACCGGCGATCGTCGAGCTTGCGCCGATACGAGAGCGAGAACGCGTCGGTGCCGTTGTGGATCGCGCGCGCGGCGCTGGCGTCGTCGATCACCATGATTGCCACCACGTGCCTGCCGTCGAGCCGCGCGCTTTGCACGCGCCCGACCACGGGGCCGTCGTGCGCGAACCGCACCGGCACGCCGGGCAGCTGCGCGACGATGCTCGCGAGTTCGTCCGCGTCACGGTGCTCGATACCATCCTCGTAGATGAGCGCATCTCCGAGCGGGTGCAGCCGCGCGACACGCGCCTCGATGGTCGTGCTCAAGATGCACTCCTATGCGACGAGGTCCGGTGCTCTCCGGCGACGCGCTGCACGGGGACGGCTGCGCCTGCGATCTGCCAACAGGCGCTGCAACGCCACGGAAGTGTGCCGGTGCTCGAGTGCACACATCGCTCCGGCCATGCGCTCGGGTCCGGTAGCGCCACCACATTCACCTTCGCGCGCGTGCGGGGGGCGCGAGCACGCACCGGTTCATCCGTCGGGCGGCTCGCGATCCACGTGCGGGTCGACTCGTGAGGGTAGTAGTAGCGCCCGCCGCGGACGACGAAGGCGAGCTCGCCACGTGCGCGCGCGTCGCGGATGGTGTCGTCCTGGCAGTTCGCGAGCCGCATGACGTCGGCGAGCGCGTACTCGTCGTGCAGGCTCACGAGTCGCCTCGTGGTGGATTGATAGGGGAAGGACAGCTAGCGCCGTCCGAGCTCGGTGGCGCTTCGGCCGCGTTTTCTCGGCCCATATTGACGAGCGCGACCTCGCCGCGAACGCGTGCGGCTGCAAGCTCGACCACGGCATCGCGCCGATACCAGCGCCTGATCTTGCCGCTCGGAAGGGCTTCGGTTCGCGGGCGCAGAACCCGCGCATAGACCTTGGCCACGCGCAGGACATCGCGCGCGATACCGAGCAGCCGCGCAGCTTCGGACGAGCCGATCTCGCCCTCGAGCGGGCTAGTGGTTCGATATCGGCGATTCACGACAGGATCATTGCATATATCGTGCCACATGCAACCTTGTCGTAATCATGACGGTTTCTGCGGCTCCCCCGACCGCGCTCAAGTCCTTGCAGGTATTCGACGACGAACGAAAGCAGGTCGAGCCCTGCGCGGTTCCCGTTCGTTGCCGACCCAACTCCATCACCGAATCGGAGATCGCCATGGCTCCCCCGCCGGCGCGCTCAAGCTCCACACTCGCGCCAACCACCCCTCAATCCCCGGACCCGAGCCCGCACTCGGGGGAGCCAGTGGGCTCGGGTCCGGGGGGCACTCTCTCGGGGCTCGCGCAGGATCTCGACGGCGCGAAGCGAGACCTGGAGTCGCGGCTCCACGCGGCGCGGCTCCGGTCGCTGAGCCCGACGGATGCGGACGAACACCCGAGCCGGCTCGCCGAGCAGCTCGTCGACGTCGGCGCGGCGACACTCGCCCTGGAGATCCTCCGCGCGCTGGCGATCGAAGTAGCTGGCGAGGACGAGATCTCGGACGTCGCGCGCCTCGTCCTTGAGCCCATGCGCGACGCCGCGCGCGAGCGACGCCTCCGCGAGCGAGCAGAGCGGAACTACGCTGCCGCGGACGCACTCGCCGACGTGCTCGAGGCCCGGCTCGCGGACGCTGATCGAGCGATTGCGGAACACGACGCCGAGCTCGTGCAGGTACGCGCCGAGCGGGATGCGGAAGTTGGCGCCGCGCAGGACGAAGTGCTGGCGATCTACCAGGTCGCCGCGGTCGCGATGGGCTTGCAACCCGGGTACTTAACGAGCGCCCGCGGACGCCTAGCGAGGCTGATCGAGCTCACGGGCGAGCGCGACGCCACCCCGGAGCACGTCCAAGCGCGTGAGCGCGTGCGGCAGGCCTTCGACTCCTCCGCGCACTGGGACCGAGCGTGGGCCATTGGATCGGCACAGGTCGCGACCGCGAAGCTCGCTGCCATGACCGCGGAGCGCGATAAGGCGCTGGCACTGCGCGACGAGGCGATTGCGATCGCGATCGAGGCAGAGCAGCGAACGAAGGGGACCCCATGAGCGACGCCGTACTGTCAACCAAGCTCGCCGACCTGATCTCGCGCGCAAATGCGGCGCCGATCGCGGCCGTGCCGGCGCTGGCGCCGGTCCCCATGCCGCCGATCGGAGCCAGGCGCTACGGAACCGACGCTGCGGATTTCCTGGCCGTGATCGATGAGGACGATGACCCGTACATCGTGCAGGGGCTCATCCCCGAGGGGATGCCGACGATGATCGTGGGCTCGCCCAAGGCGCGCAAAAGCTGGATCATGGTTTACCTCGCGGTCACGATCGCGATGGGGATCCCGGCGTTTGGACGTAAGACGCGACGCGGGCGCGTCCTGATGATCGCTCGCGAGGACACCGCGAAGGAAACCCGGCGCCGTGCGAAGCTTGTGATTCGTGCGCTCGGAATCGAGCCCGAGCAGCTGCGCGGGTGGCTCCGGATCGACTCGTCGCAGCCGCTGTACTTCGACAAGCTCGAGGACGTCGATGCGCTCGGTGAGACTCTCGACGAGTTCGGACCGTCCGTGGTTTTCGTCGACTCGCTATCCCGAGTTCACTCGAAGGACGAGAACTCCAAGGCCGAGATGGCCATCGTCATGAACGTGTGGAGCGACCTCTGCACGAAGTGCTCATGCTCGGTCGTCCTCCTGCACCACGTTGTGAAGTGGTCGGACGGTGGCACGCTGATCCAGCGGATCCGCGGCTCGGGCGACATCGGCGCCGTGCTGCGCGCCGCGATCGGGGTCGAGAAAACGGGAGACGACACGTCCAAGCTCGAAACCGATGGCAATCTGGCCGACCTCGCGCCCGAATTCTCGATCAGGTTCGCCGACCTGGACGAGCGGGGAGCGCCGATCGCGGCCGGGGACCCGATGGCGGCGAAAAAGCGGAACCGGGTCTCGATCACGATGGTCGGCACGGAGTCGGACGAGACTCCATCCGATCCCATCAGCGATCCCCTCGTGGGCGAGCTCGCGGACGTGCTCATGGACGGCCCCACGACGGTCACCAAGCTGCGAAAGGGGCGCGGCGGTAAGAAGGCCGTGGACGCCGCACTCGAGCTCATGGTCGAGCGGCACCTGATCGTGCCCGTGATGAAGGGGCGGAAGCACGAGGGCTACAAGTTGACCGAGCACGGCTCGGCGTTCGCCACAGGGCGCCCGACATTCGTCGTACGCCACCCCGCTGGCATCGCCGCCGCGGCACTACCTCAGCTCGGCGTCTCCCCAAAGAGCTGATTGAGGCTGAATCGATCGAATTCGGGATCGTGGCGCCCCCTTAGGGGGGGCGGGCGCGCCTCAACACATCCTGTTGGGTCGCCACGATCGCGCCATGATGCGCCACCATCCTGGAAGTGGGCGAATAGAACCGCGTTGCTCGCGCCACGATCCTCGCCATCATCGCCACGATCCTCGCGCCATGATCGGGGGTTGTGGCGCGATCATGGCGCGCTGATTTCGCCACGATGCGGCCGGCACGATGAAGCCAGTGCTTGCGCGATCTTCGGACCGTTCGATGGTCGGCCGTGCCGGTGCGGCGCGGGGTTGTGGCGCGGGGTCGTGGCCTGGCGCGCGCCATGACGATCCGACCGGTCGAAACCACGCCATTTACCTGTTCGGGCACGAGCAAGAACAGGTGATGCGAACAGGTACATAAACAGGCGCAATCGCCTGGAATTACGATCCATTAAGTCGGCGGGGGCTATGGGTTACCGCCGCTTCCCGCGCCGGCGCCCGGACTTGGGAGGCTTACGCCGAGCGAGGGCGAAACCGATGATCCCGAGCACCGCCGCTGCGGCGAGCTCGGCGGCGAAGTGAGCCAGGAACTCGAATACATGATCCGTCATGGGACCACGGTCATCGCTCGGCTCGAGCGGGTCGATTTAGAGTTGGCGTGCACGCGACGAGCGTCGCGCGATCGAGATCGGGCACTGACGAATAGAGGACTGGTCACGTGTTCGACCATCGCGCCATCGCGCCGGCGCGCGGGTTTCTAGCGATTGGCGCTGGTCTAGTTCGCGACGGACTGGCGCTGGTCTAGTTCGCGACGGACCCGATCAGGAACGCGTCGCGGATGCACGCGTAGACGCGACCTCGGCCCTCGCCGGGCACCCAAGACGCGCGCGCACGGGCGATGCCCGCGGCGGCGATGCGCTCGCCGCGGTCGCGGTCGCCGCCCACCAAGCTGCGCGCGTAGTTGACGGAATCGACACCCATGGAATCGATCAGATCGGCGAAGGTCATCATGCGATCACCGAGCTGCATGCAGCGTGCGCACGCGCACGCGCGTTCCAGCGCGCGTGTCACTGGCACCGCGTCCCGCTCGCGCTGCAACGCCGCGCCGGCGCTGGTGCCAGTGGACGCGCTCGTATCTGGCACGCGAACCGCGTCGACGCGCGAGCGCGAACACGTGATGGTGTGGCGCTGGAATCACACCACGAGCATGCGCGCGACCTGCGCCGCCGCGAACGTGCGACCGGCTCGCGACCGAACCCCGCGCTCGTCCAGGGTCGCCGCGACGGCGCGTAGCGCGAGCCCGGCTGCGCGCAGCTTGCGGGCCTGCTCGATCACGGCCTGTTCGGCCTCGACACGCACGAGCTCGCCATCGCTGACCGCGAACCCGTACGGGGCCGCGCCGCCGATGTACTCGCCTCGGTCCTGCTTGTACGCGACCACGGCGGCTACGCGCTCGCCGATCGCCTCGCGCTCCCACTGCCCCACGCTGGTCAGCACGTTGAGCACCATGCGGCCGGCGGCGCTGCGGGTGTCGATCTGCTCACTTACCGAGAGCAGGGCGCGACGCTCGTCGCGAAAGTAGCGCTCGATCAGGTCGGCCAGGTCGCGCACCGAGCGCGTGAGCCGGTCGAGCTTCACGACTAGGATCGCGTCCGCCTTGCGCGAGCGGAGCATCCCGAGCGCGCGCTCGAGCGCCGGCCGCGCGAGCGACTTGGCGCTGTAGCCGGCATCGACCTCGACGGCGACGAGATCGACGTCGTACAAGCTCGCGTACGCCTCGACCTTCGCGCGCTGCGCGTCGAGCGAGAGGCCGTGATCGGCCTGCTTGTCGGTAGACACGCGGAGGTAGGCGACGGCGCGAGTGCGAGCCAT